AACAGGTTCCCAGCCTTCTCTAAATTTTGAGGTCACATTAGTGGCATCCATTTCGCCCCGCGTGCTAATACGTACCCAGTGAAAATCATAGCCCGGCTCCGAATTTGGAGAAGGAAGAGTTTCAGGATGTTTCCAAGAACGTGTGCGAACGTTATGTTCGCGGGTCTGTGTATCGCGCGGTAGTTTATTTTCAGCCATTTTGTTTCCTCATTTCTTCAACAACCTGTCGGGCGTATAGTTCCAGTGGAACTCCTAATCTTTTTGCAATAGATACTTGCGTAGCTGTCAGCACGATCTTCTTGGGCGCAGTGCTTCGAGTTGCAGGTGCTACTACATTAGACTTACGGCGAGGTTTTTCACTCTCCGTCATGTCCTCAGATTCGAAATTAGCTGGGAACACTTGGCGCATACGAGTATTTATTGACTCGTAGTATTCATCACTCCGTGGGTTTACACCCTGTTTAATCAACTTCTGATGCAATCCTAAAGCAAAACTTGTCATCTCATCGTCAGGGCCAAACCACGGATTGTCATTTTGCCATTTCTGTGCTTTGACATCTGCGACGTTATTAGTAGCAGGTTGTACATTATTGCTGTTATCTTGTAAAGGGGCGAACGTGAAATTGTTAACTTTATCTGCCCGGAGGGTAGCAGTTGTCAATTCCTCTTGCGCGTCCACCATAGCATCAGAATCACCTGATTCATATGCCTGTTTAAATCCTTGTTTTTTAGCTAACAGTTCTGAAGCGGCTTCCCGTTTGGCTTGCTCCAATAGAATTTCTTGGTTCTTGGAGACAACTTCCTTTAGGCGACGATTCTCATCCGCAATGACTTGAGCCGCCCTAATAGCTTCCTCTTCTTTACGTACGGCAGCGTCTTTAGCCCGACGCTCATCGTGATAGCCCTTACTAAAATGTTGTAGGCGCTTACGTACCTTCTCAGAATAGGCTTGTAATTCTTCGTCGGTGATTTCTTCTGGGGGTTCCGTAGGCTTGCGGCCACGGTCTTTTGGCGGGGTATCATCGACTATCTCAATGTCAATTTTATCGTCGTCTTCCGCTTCCAACTCAACCTTAATGACTTGCTTTTTACCCCCACCGTTATCTGGATCGGGGAATTCGAATTCAGTTTTTTCCATTTATATCTCCTTATGCGCGTGAAATTCCACGGGGGTCTTCAACCACAGCTTCTACGCTGTCCTCATTGATAACCCGGAACTCTTTCCCATGAATCTTCATCCGTGTGCCTGTATGGGGGCGTACAAGAATAAAGTCCCCGGCTTTACACCAAGGGCCAGTAGGATAGCGTTCTGTATCGGTATAACAATCAGGGCCAAGAGATACGACGAAATATACCGTCGCCAATATTTCCTCGTGTTTCTTGGTAGTGTCAGCTTTAATTAAACCGCTGTCGTATTTTTCTTCAATATCAGGCAGGGCGCAAAGAATCTTGTACCCAGAAGGTATTGGTAGTTGTTTAGCTTTCTCCTCCGCCATTACTGGCAAAGTTGAAGTTTCTCCATCCGCAGTAGCTAGTGCTAGTTCAGTCATCGTCATCTTCCAAATGTTTAGCAAGGTCTTGTACTTCCCTACGTGCGGTCGCTAGACCACGAATCACGCCGCACAACTCTTTGTATTTAGCAAAGTCTTCGCAAGAGCCATCTATCAAGTGACCCTGATACATAGTTATTTGGTCATCAATTTTTTCTTTAAGCACGTCAAAGACGGTTTTATTAGCCATCAGTATTCCTTACTTTTCTCGCCCGTATTAGGCTGTTTCGGAGGAGTCGCTAGGGTTTTAAGCGCGTCTACTTTTAGACGGTTATTATTTTGTTTCTCTTGGGACGACAGCCGCATACCCTCTTTCTGGGCTTCAACACCAATGCGCTTATCTTCCAGAGATAGTTTTGCCGCAGCTATCTGCAGGTCAGATTTATCTTTAGCCGCTTTACGCTGCACTTCATCTTTCTGGGTCTGCACTTTGGCTTGCTCAAGCTGGAACATCGGGTCTTGGGCTTGCTGTTGTGCTTGCTGCTGTGCTTGCTCTTGCTGATGCTTCTGGGTAAGCTGTTGCGCTGCTTGACCAACCAGACGCGACAACTCAACTTCCATTCCTTCCGGTATCTCTGCGTTCGGTGCAGGCAACGGTACGCCAAGCTGCTCTTCAATCTTCTTGCGATAACTAAAGGCCAAGTGCTCAACGATGTGTGCTTGCAAGGCAGCCATGATCTGCTGCGCCTGTGGGTTCTGCCCGATCATCTGGGCAATCGCTGGGTCTTGCATCAACGAAGAGTGCGCGGTGATATGCGCTTCATGATCTTGGTAGATAAACGCTTTTACAGGTTTACCTATCAATGCCGCCATGTTCTCGCTGATTGGGTCTTTCGGTTTATGGTCTTCCGACATCGGAATGATCTTGTCTACGTTCTTAATACCCAAGACCTCAAGCATCTCTTTATGTAGATACGGCAGGTCATATATCTGTGGGGCAGACTGCGACATCTGGAACGCCGCTTGGTACTGCACGATCCGCTGGGCCATCGTACTAGCGTTAGGATCAGACACAGGGATGATGTCCACCATGTCATAGTCTGCTTGCTTGACTACGCGAGACTCGTCAACATCAGGTGTGTACTCGTACTCTGTGGGGGTGTAGTCCCGGATGATAGTTTTCAGGAGTTTAAACTCCATCTTCATTGCAAAGTGCACCCGCGCTTGAACCGCAGCCATCGGCTTTAATGTGCGTTCGAGCAATGCCAGCGTAGTGCCCACTGGAGCATTGGCGCTCATATCACTAATGTTCATATCACTAATTGCGCCTAACCTACGGCCTTCATCAGTAATTCTATCCAGCAACCCAGCCAGAACTTGTGACGGTTCTTTGTACGGCATCAACATGATGTTGTCTTTTATAGTGCCACTAGGCACGTCAACATCTTTAAACTCGCCGGGGCCAACTGGCGTGTCATCACCCTTAATCCGTAAGCCTCGGGCTTTTAAACCTCCGGGCAGATTGGATAGAGTTCCTGCATCCACAAGTTGTCGGATAATGCTTGTTCCAGCACGAGCGTAGCCGCCAATAATGTGAATAAGTCCAAGACCATAAAAGCCAAAACCGGGTATGTATACATAGTGTACAAAGTGGTTGCGTTTAAGATGTAACTCGTCTTCTTCATCCCAGTTACGACGGATAGCTAAAATCTCTTGTGTGCCACACTCGATAGTTACAACGTATGGACGGGCTATGTCATCCTCGTCGTCCATACCTTCAATAATCAAGTCTGCATGAATCTCATATACAGTAAACCGATCATCGTTAGTTATCGTATACCCAGCGTCTTCAGCTTTCTTCTTCTCTATATCAGTGGGGAAACTCTCAGGGTCACCCAAATCCACTTCACGATAAAAGCCCGCTGCTTGCAGTTTCTTTAACTCGTTTTCAGTCTTACGCATCACGTGAGTGACACGCTCCGCAAACGCTATATGTGACGCACCATAAGGAACAATCACATCTTCTGCTGATATATAGATAGATACTTGACGCCCAATGTTAGGGTCGTAATAAACTTTCTTAAACGCTGAACCTGCAAGGCCCAACGAATACAACATCCGTTCATGCTCCGAGCGGTACTCAACCATCTCTTCGGTCAGCTTATAGTTCATGTCATTCTGAACCCGCTTGGCCGCGTCTTCCTTAACCTTGTCGATAACTCCGATGATCTTGGTCTTTACTGGCCCCTGCGCTGGGAATGTCTCAGACATTGTTTCTGCTTGAAACCGGATCGCTGCTTCAGCCAATACTGTCGAATACACACCACATGCGTCATCCCACGGCTCGGTACGCTCTTCGTACTTAAAGCCAAGGACTTCCATACCTTTTACATAAGTATCTGCCCAATCTTTACGAGAGGAGATGTCAGCTTCTACGTACTCAATCAGTTCTCCGGCAAGCTGGTTCAACACGCCTTCGTCCAGCACTTCAGCCAAGTTTTCATCGAAGTCGCCGTCCTTTTTAGACTTCTTTTCCTTCTCCAGCATCACCTCAACTGTGCCATCATCGTTAAACACAATCTCAGGTGATTCTTCACCTTCTGTAAGAATATCAAGCTCAACCCCACCCTGTGGAGTAGCTATCCCTTGCGGTGCTGCATAGATAGACTTAGTTATACTGTTAGACGCCATACCGGCTCCTTAATAATATCCACCGCGTTTGCGGTTTTTGAAGTATTTAATATCTTCAGGTTCGTCGGAAGGCAAGCGGATAAACCCGCCGTTTCTAAATCTCATCAGGGCCATAACAGTTGAGTCAACCAAGTCATCGTGAGATACAAACGGAAACCCAGCAATTTCTTCAACCACTTCTTCTGCCCAACGCGCCTCGGGTACCCAGCACAATCCTGATCTCACAATGTCTGCAACGGAATTCAATCGGGCCATCTTGTCGCCCGTCCCGCGATGCGGCGTGTATTCCTGTACTGGAATACCTATCCTGCGCAGTTCTTGGTATAGCTGCGTACCGGCACTTTTCTTCTCTACAATAAAAGAATCCGGCTCCCATTCTTTCCACTCCTCCAACGCCAAAGTTTTTAGCTCGGGAAACTCTACCCGTTTCTTTATGCTGTTTAAGAGGATAATGTGGTAGGCGTCTACTTCTTCGTTTAAGAACACACCCCAAGTTGTTAGTGCAGTAAAGTCAGCGCGGTTATGGGATTCCGCCGCAGCATCCAATGACATGATAATGTATTCACAGTTAGGTGGGGTATCCTTTTCCCAAATCTTCCACCATTCTCTTTTTACTAACGCTGCTTCTTCAGCCGTTGGGTTCTGCTGGTACTGGGCGTTCCACTGGAACACAGGCATGGATGCCTTTGTCCGGTACAGCGCGGTTAGGTCAAAAAACTCAGGCCACAGTGCCTTCTCCCCTATCTGGCCCGTTTCTTTATCTTTCACTTCTAATATTGCCGGGAACTCGACCACGTTATATTGGTCAGCGTTCTCGTTGTTCATGTCCTTTAATACTCGCCCCGTAAGATCGTCAAGGTGCCATCGTGTCTGTACAATCGCAACCCGTCCTCCGGGCATGAGACGGGTTCTAGCGCCGTAGGTAAACCACTCGTACGCTTTATCAAAGACGTCAAAGTTTCCATTGATAATGTCTTGCTCATTGTGTGGGTCATCGACGAGTAGTAAATCCGCGCCTCGGCCTGCAAGTGCCGACCCAACTCCGCAGTTGTGAGTCAGTATTTTGTTGGCAAAAAACGTATGATCCCCGTCGGTTAAGAAATTTACAAAATGTTTTGGGGTCGTATGTACCGTCTTTTTTATCACTCCTGCGTGGCGTACTCCCAGCAATAGCCCAAATACGTTTTGCGCTGCCCCTCTAACACCCGCCAAATACTTTTTAATGCCACTTGGTAATTGATTGGGTTCACTGTTTTTGCTGCATAAACTAAGGACTCGTGTACCAAAACAACGTAACCAACCAAGTCCTTCTGGATTACCGTATGCCCGTAATTCTTCTTGCGTTTTTTTACCGTACTCAACGGGATCATGTTGTTGTCTATCCGCCCCCCATAATTTACCCACTTTGTCCGAAATACTCTCCGTGCACAATATATCGCAAGGTTGCACATCAGATGCGTAAACCCAACCCCGTTGCATCGTCCATATAGGGTGTTCAGCCGAACAATCTAGTTTATGAATTTGATACGTAGAATCATGTTGGCTGTTGTAAATTTTTAACACTGTAACGGGCTTACCCGCGTTCAACAGAGTGTCTCCAACCTGTACCCTCGCCGCTGGAATAACCCCTTTTGTGGTGTGAACCAAAGCGTACCGACGTAGACAAGCAAAATACTCTCCTCCCGCGTAAGTGTTCCATCGTCCCGCACTTTTTGAATCCGCCGCAAGACTGACGGTCGGGAAAACTTTTCTGTACGAGTCGGAAGCAATCAAGTTCCTCACTTTCCGGCCAAAGTCCACCGCCAAGTCCGTGGTGTGCGACACCATAAGTACCTTCTTATTAGGGTACCTACCTATAAACCAAGCGGGGAAGTAAATTGAAACAAGCTGGGATTTGCCGTGGCGAGGGGGCATGTTGACGCAAATACGGTCTTTTTTACCCTCCGCAATGTCCATTAGGAGGTTTGCCAATATCCTATGGTGTTTACCAACCTTATAGTCTGGCTGCATGGCCCTGCAGAATTCAATCAGATCGTTCCTACCAGCTTCAGCCTTCTTGCGTTCAGCTAAAACTTCAGCAATCTCTAATATCTCTTCCTGTTCTGCCGCGTCAAACGCGTCAATATTTTGCAGCAGGAGGTCAATATCTGCATTAGCCAGCTCTGAACTCACAGTTCAGCCTCATCCTGCACGGGAGGAAGGCCAGTTTCAGTGGTAATTAGGTCTTCTTCGACCGTTTTTACCCCCAATTCGTGCATTTCTACGTCTGTAACGTCTGTAACGTCTATTTGCTGGGTGTTTTTACGCAAACTCTCCAGCTTTTCACGTAAATTAGACTGCAAGTCGTCTGTAGAACGGTGTGTAACCGTAACTTCCGAGCGATCCGTAAACAAACCTACATCGGAAATCTTACCCAGCAACTCCAACGCCTTAATCCGTACCCGAGGGTCAGGGTTGTTTGTCTCAAGTATCAACTTGTTAGTTACTAAGTGCCGAATCTGCGTGGCTTGTTTAACTACCGCGTGGCTGAAGTCTTTCAGCGTCTCATGCACCCCTAGCAATACTGCCGGGGTCAGGTTAGAGAACCTATCAGTAGTTAGTATTTGGTTTGTTTTCACCTCGTCTTCGGCAAACGAGTTAACAATGGTAGCAATACGTACCTTGTCAGCCACATCCGGGTCTAGTGCTTCCGGGGGCAGTCCGTTTTCCATGAGTATATTAATAGTGTTGCATGCCGCAGCCGCCCGCTCTTTAAGTTCCGCGTAGGGCAGCGTCGTTAATGGCATTGCAATACCAAGATCAGGAGTGCAAGTAATCATGTCGCAAACACAACGGGTTGTGTTGAAGCCTCGAATGT